CCTAACTGTCTGGTTTATTTTTATTTATTTATAAGTTTCAAGGCACTTTAAAGCTTGTTTAAGCGACTTTAACAAGGCGCCTTATTTGTATTGGCAAACAACGATGGAAAGGCGGTGGCGCTATGGAAATACACAAATACGTCACCGATTATATTAAGTCATGGCGAGACGGCAAGATCACATTAAACAAAGAGCGGATCATGCTTGTTGAATGGTTGGAGAAAGATATTTTGACAATGGATATCACTTATTTTGATGTCGAGCAAATTGAAGGGTTTATTAAGTTTGCGAATGAAAGATATTTCCCACTGCAATCATTCCAAAAGTTTATTACGTGCTTTATTTTTATGAAATACGAGGAAGATGGCACTTTAGTTTTCGATGAATTTTTTCTTTATATGGCACGTGGTGCTGGGAAGAATGGTTTCATTTCAGCGTTAGTCAATTTTTTGATTGATGAGCTGCATGGGATTGAAAATTACAATGTTTCTATTGTGGCCAACAGCGAGAAGCAAGCAAAAACATCATTCGTGGAAGTTTACAACAAGTTGAATAATAACGAATTGTACAAAGAAACATATAAAGTTCGAAAAGAAACGATTGAGAACTTAAAAACAAAAGCAGTCTTTCAATTTCATACTTCCAATGCCAGCACAAAAGATGGATTGAGAGATGGAACGATTGTTTATGATGAAGTGCATCAATATGAAAACTCGGAAATCGTCGATGTATTTGCTTCAGGACTTGGTAAGGTAAAACACCCACGCCAGTTTTATATTGGGACCGATGGTTATGTGCGTGACGGATTTATTGATAAATTGAAAGAGCGTTCAATGAACATTTTGGAGTGCAAAGTAAGTGTTGAAGATGATTCCCTATTCCCATTCATCTGCAATGTGGATGAGGAGGAGGAGATGCACGATTCGTCAAACTGGGAGAAAGCAAATCCTATGTTTCATAAACCATTGTCCGAGTACGCCAAAATTTTACTTAGAACAGTTACCAAACAATACCGCAAGTTGGAAAATGACCCAAGCGGTTATGAAGAATTCGTTACAAAGCGAATGAATTTGCCAAAAGCAGACTTAGAAAAAAACGTAACATCTTGGGAGAAAATCCTTGCTACGAATCAAGAATATGATTTACAAAGTTTAAAAGGTCGTGAATGTATCGGCTGTTTGGATTATGCGTCCATTCGAGATTTTGTAGCTGCAGGTTTATTGTTCGTTAAACATGATAAATACATTGTTCCGAAAGAGTTGACTCATTCATACGTTTGTAAACCGTTTGCAGATAAACACTATGCATATAGTCGAGATAAAGCAGAAGGTAATAATAAAAAGGACCATCGTAAATTTGCTCCTATTCGCGAGTGGGAAAATGATGGTCTTTTAACTGTGCTGGATAAAGAGAGTATGGATCCGTATGTCATTGTGGAATGGTTTGTAAAACGAAGAAGCGAAGGATATAACATCAAAAAAATCGTAGCCGATAACTTCAGAATGGAAATTTTAAGACCGTTATTCGAAAATGAGGGATTTGAAATTGAAGTTATCCGAAACCCTGATGCTGCATCGGCTTTATTATCTCCAAAAATCGAATTGGCGTTCGATGAAGAACGTGTGGTATTTGGAAATAATCCTTTACTTCGATGGTACACAAATAATGTTTTGGTCGAAATAAAAAAAGATGGAAATAAAGTCTACAAAAAGAAAGAAGCTGTCAAACGAAAAACGGACGGATTTATGATGTTCCTATATGGGATGTGGGCGACACGCGACTTAGAAGATTTCGATGCAACTGATACATTAGATGCGTTGAGTATGTTGGACTTCTGATTTCTTGTGGACTGTAGGAAGGGGGTGAGAAATTGAGTTGGTTGACAGATGTTTTTCAACGTAATCGAGCATTGGAGTCATCATATGATTTTGAGTTTTCGGGAATCGAAGTTGAACAAAGAGCCTATTTAAAAAATATGGCATTAGAAATTTGTATTGGTTTTATTTCGCGTACAGTAGCTCAATCGCTATTCCGTATTTCGCAGGATAATAAACGCATATATGACGATTGGGATTACTTATTAAATGTACGTCCTAATACCGATCAATCGGCAGCTGACTTTTGGCAAAACTTTGCGTATCGTGCAATTTTCGATAACGAAGTACTGGTCATTAAAACGGATAGTAATGATTTATTAATTGCTGATTCTTTTAATCGGAAAGAGTACGCGATATTCCCAGACGTATTTTCAAACGTCACTGTAAAAGATTATACATTTGCTCGAACATTTAACATGGACGAAGTAATCCACATTACGTACAACAATGAAAAGTTATCAAAATTCATGAATGGCATGTTTGAGGATTACACCGAATTATTCAGTCGTATGATTCAAACAAGTATGTATTCCAATCAGATTCGAGCATTAGCAGGATTGGAAGCTACCCAAAATTTAAGTGAAGATAATCTGAATAAGTTAAAATCATTTATTGATAAAATGTTTAACTCGTTTAAGAAAAACGCATTTGCGATTGTTCCGAAATTAAAAGGTTTCGATTATACGGAATTAACAGATGGAACGAATGGCGGGCGATCTATTGAGGACATAACAAGAATTTCTGATAAAGCAGTTGAACATGTTGCACAATTGTTAGGGATTCCAGTCGCATTGGTACGCGGAGATATGTCGGAATACGAAACATCATTAAAGGCATATGACAAATTTTCGTATGGTCCATTTTTGAAGAAAATTTCCGATGAATTAAACGTGAAACTAATCACTAAAGACGAATATCAAGCAGGTCGTAAGATTGAGGTTCGTGGGATTGTTATCAATGATCCGTTAGATAAGTTGCTGAAAATGGATAAAGGTGTGGCGAGTGGTGTGCTTACACCGAATGAAGCCCGTAAATTTATGGACTTGGAGCCTTCCGCAGATGAAGCGATGGACAAACATTACATTACGAAAAATTATACAGAGGCTAAACATTCATCGGAGGGAGGTGAAAATAAAAAATGAAGCGAAAAATTAAAAATAACATTCCTTTTGAATTTGTAAATCAAACTAATGAAGATGAGCACGTAATGGTCATTAGTGGCGCTATTGGTCAGGGCGGCTGGTTTTATGATGCAACGAGTGCCGAAGATGTACGAAATGCTTTAGATGGCGTTAAAGCTTCCACAATTCGAATTAAATTAAATTCGGGTGGCGGTGATGCTTTCGATGGTATTGAAATCATGAATTACTTAAAAGATTTAGATGCTCATGTAATTGTTGAAGTAACTGCTTTAGCTGCATCTGCTGCATCAATTCTTGCAATGGGCGCTGATGAAATCATTATGCGAAATGGTTCTACTATGATGATTCACGAGGCTAGTACAATGACATACGGTACTAAATCAGATATTCAAAAAACGATGAACGCGTTAGAGGCTATCGACCAATCGTTAGCTGATATTTATGTTAACAAAACAGGATTATCTAATGAGGAAATTAGCGAAATGCTTAAAGCAGAAACTTGGTTAACAGGTCCAGAAGCAGTTGAAAAAGGATTCGCTACATCTACCGCAAAACAAGCAACTGTGGAAGACAATGAAGAGCTCGCTAACATGAAACAACAAATGGAAATGATGCAAAACGAATTAACTCAATTAAAAAATAAATCAAAAGAGGAACCAACGCCAGAACCATTAAAAGTGGTTGCAATGCGTAAAGGGTTCCTTTTTTAATACAAAAAATAGGAGGTCATTATAAATGACTATGAAATTAAACAACCATACAGATGCATATGAAAATGCAAAATTAAACTATGCTAACGTATCGAAAAACGAAGCATCTACACCAGAACAAGTTGAAGCTGCATGGTCAAACATGCAAGATGCACTTGTAAACTCATTAACTACACAAGTAACAAATAACGTAGCTACTCAAAATTTAGATCAAACAATTTTATCTAATCGTGGTGCGAATATTTTAACTGCAGAAGAACAAAAATTCTTCAATGCAGTTGTACAATCAGACGGTTTCACATCGGATGTTATTTTACCCGAAACAACTGTAGAGCGCATCTATGACGATTTGACAACGGAACACCCATTACTATCTGTTATCAACTTCCAAAACCTTGGAACAATTACATTGACTGCTATTACATCTGAATTTGAAGGTGCTGCAGTATGGGGTCCAATCTTCGGAGATATTAAAGGTCAATTAAACGCTGCATTCAAACAAGAAAGCATTGCTCAATCTAAACTGACTGCATTTGTTGTGTTACCAAAAGACCTTGCTAAATTTGGTCCAACGTGGGTTGAAGCTTATGTACGTGCTCAAATTACAGAAACATTTGCGGTTGCGTTGGAAGATGCAGTTATCAATGGTGCAGGTCCAGTAAAACATGAACCAATCGGTTTAGTTCGTGATTTGTCTGCTGCGGTTGATCCAGCTAATGGACACGCTAAAAAAGCAGCGGCCGGAGCGCTGACGCTAGCAGATTCTACAGTGACTGTTCGCGAGTTTGCTACTATTGGTAAGTTTTTAGCGGAAAAAGAAAACGGAAAAGCATTGAATGTATCGGGTAAAGTTTCCTTAATCATTAACCCTGCAGATGCTTGGGATTTAAAAGCGGAATTTACTTCTCAAAATTCATTAGGTGTGTACATTACGGCAATGCCATTTAACTTCACATTAATTGAATCTGTGTTTGCGACACCTGGGGAAGTAATTGCGTTTGTAACGGATCGTTATGATGCGTACCGTGGTGGTGGTTTGGAAGTAACTGAATATAAAGAAACACTTGCTATGGAAGATTGCAATTTACACATTGCCAAGACATTTGCATTTGGTAAGCCACGTGATAACAAAGTTGCGGCTATCTACACATTACCGGTGACTCCTTAATTTTAAGGGGTTTCCGTTATTAAGGAGGAATAGCAAATGTACAAAGTAGTCAAAGACTTTAAAGATAGAGACGGTCAATTCTACCGAAAGGGAGATAGCTACCCAGCGACTAAACAAACAACAGCTCGCATTAAAATGTTGTCATCCACAGATAATGCATACAGTCAGATTTTCATTAAAAAAATTGAATCCACAAAAGCGAAGTAGGTGGGTTAAATGGAAACAAATGAAATCACAGGAGAAATTTTATCTGAATTTAAAGAGCGTATGAAATTGGGCGAAGAGGATGATTGGAATTTAATGCGTATTTTGAAAGCATCAACTGAGGATTTAGTTGATAAATGTGGAGGCTATGACTTGCATACGAGCGAACGATTTAAAGAACTCGTATTTGAGCGTAGTCGCTATGCTTATAATGATGCGATTGAATATTTCAATGATAATTTTTTATCGCAGATTTTAACTCTAGGGATTTCAAAAGCACTAGAAGCTATTGTAATTGAAGGTGATACCGATGCAGCCATTTAAGTACAATCCTAATAATCATTCTGGAAAGTTCAATCATCGGATTGTATTCCAGGAGTTTGACAAGGATGCGGGCAGAGATGCAGATGGGTTTCCCATC